ACCGCTGGGCCAGATAGCGCATGGAAGCTCCCATTTCGCCATCGGGACCACCGTATTGTAATACCCTATAATGCCTTGAAACCAGCTAAATTACAAGCTTTAGGAACATATCGAGACTTGTGTTTCCGCGGTCAAACACGATGTGGTCAACGACATTCCGCATCATGTTTCCTTTCTGGACGTAATCTGCGGAAACATCCTGTAAGACTGTAAGCAGAGCAGAAATGTTCTGCTTCATTTTTTTGTCCATTTCTTCTTTAGACATGTCGGTGTTTGAAATCGTCAGCAGTTTGATATTTTTTTCAATGGCTGCACGTTCTTTTAAGAGCGCGGCTTTGTTTGCTTTGTATTCCTCTAATGAGTCAATCTCATTCAAATAGGCGGCTTTGATCCGCTTTTCTTTATTTTCCACTTTTTGTAACTGCTTTTCAAGATCCGCGAGTTTGGAGTCTGCATCAGCGGAGGCAGAGGAGATTACCGTATAAACGATTGCAGGAGAGTGCAGGATGCTTTCCAGATATTCAATCACCATTTTTTCAATGGGGTGGATGCCTATGTAGTGCGATTCGTTGCAAAATCCCTTTGTGTATTTCCAGCATTGGAAACCTCTGCTGTTTTTTGTACCGGAATATGCCAGCGTGCCACCGCAGGAGGAGCAGATCAGCAGACCACTCAGCCAGTGTTTGGCGGTGGATACATCTCTGGACTTTGCTTTTCGCATATTCATGGCAAGGTGTTTTTGGATTTCTTTCAGAGTGGCTTTATCCCACAAAGGTTCCCAGTTGCCTTTGGTGTATATAACTTCATCTGCCGGTTTTAGTTGTCGCCCTCGGTCCGTATAGTTCCACCGGGAGATACCGGCATAAAACGGATTTTCCAATACATAGCGCACGCCGCGAGCATCCCAGAGGTTTCCATGTTTCGTGCGGTAGCCATGCTCGTTGAGTTTTCGTGCAATCTGTAGCAGGGAAGAGCCAGAGAGCAGTAGATCTTTCATCATGATCGGGATCTGTATGGTTTTCGGATCTTTTTCCGGAGGTTTTTTATTGCCCGGGGACTGGTAGCCGATTGGGGCATCCCCTTGATAATGTCCACGCAACGCATTTTGTGTCATGCCGCGCATCACTTCCCCAGAGAGGCGGATGGAGTAGTATTCGTCCATCCACTCGATGATCCGCTCGATCAGGGAGCCAAATGGTCCGTCGATAAGTGGCTCGGACACGCTCACCACATCGACGTTGTTCTTTTTCAGGAGTGATTTGTACACAATGGATTCCTCCTGATTCCGGGCAAAACGGGAAAATTTCCAGACGATGATCGTATCGATCGGATGCTCTTTGGACTTCGCCAGTGCAATCATCTGTTGGAACGCCGGGCGTTTGTCTGCTTTCCGGCCGGAGATCCCGTTGTCTTGGAAAATATATTCCATGGGGATATCGGTGTGGTTGGTTTTCGCATAATCCATCAGCAGACGAAGCTGCGCATCCGGGGAAAGTTCTTCCTGCTTGTCGGTGGATACACGGATGTAGATCGCGCCGGTTTTGCGTTCAGATAAGGTTTCTTTCATGGCATATTACACCTCTTTCTCTATAGTGTATGTTTTGGGGCACAAAAATAACAGCCAGCGTGGAACGGGTGTTCCGCTTGCATAGCTGCTCCGAGAATGATACAATATGCTTGTCGAGGGCTTCTGTATCATTCGGGAGCTTGCCGCCTTGCTTTGGTAGAGCAGGGCGGTATTTAGTTTGACAAAAGTGTATTATATTGTCAAGGTGGCCGCTCTAGTGTTGGTAGCACCAAAGAGGTTTAGTTTGATTGTTTATCTATTTTATCATTTCTTGACCATCAAATACGAAAGAAACAATGGTACCTTTTTTGATTTTGAATGAAAAGTTAGAACGATTCTCAGCGCCAAAACTATTTTGGGCATCAACGTAGCCGGAAACTAAATATACCTCTTTCTTTTTTTGAGTGAATCCCCATTCTGTGTAATTTGGGAATTTAGCAGTTGACGGAGATTTTAGTATGCTTTTTACAGCATCTTCACATTGGATCATTAACTTATTTACTTCATCCATATCAATTATATAATTTTGTAAGCTGGCTTTTACTTTGCCTTTGGCATATAATTTATGGTCAGCGTATTTGATAAGGTTAACGGTTTTATTTTTATTTAAGTACAAAATCACATTATCTGCGTATTTGGTGGTGATTCGATAACCTGTTTCGCCTTTTTTATGAGCATTATCCAATAATTCATCGTGTGTAATTTTAAGTATAGGAGCAACTTCACACTGGACTAAAATTTCATCTATCGATTTTGCTTGACTTTCATTTAGTTCTGCAATGTATTTTCCAGATGTAGTAGATGAAGTTTGTACATCTATTTTGTTTATCGCTACTCCAATAATTGCTACCATTGCAATAAAAACTAATACAACAGTTAGGCATCCGTGTCCTTTTTTTTGAGTGACTGGTGGTTGTGATACTGACGTTTGCATTTTCATAACAGTAAATCCTCCTATAAATTTATTTATATAATTCAAGCACACCAAGTGGCTCAAAATATATTAAATAGTTGTTCTGTTTAGTATATAAACCATATTTTTCATGAAAATAGTCCAAGCATTCTTGCAAAAATTCTTCTGTTACTCCCAGATGTTCTGCAATTTCATATCTACTTCGGCATCCATCTTTATATGAATCCACTAAATCCGATAGGGAAATCATTTCATTGTATGCCCAGACTCGTGCTCGTCGTTCTTGCTTTCGGTTTTCTGTTTCTTTCTGATCTGTAATATTCCCTACAGTAGTGAAATGGTGTCCGAGTTCTTCGGCCAGGATACAAGCTTTTTCTGAATCAGCACATATATCTTGATTGAGTGCGATGGTTCCATCACAATACAAACCTTTGAAACGATCGCTGGTGAATGGATAGTCTACAATGTCAACATCTATATCAGAAGCGGTCTGGCATAATTTTTCAAATTTATTCATTATAATCACCTCCACCGCATTCTAAACTATGTATTGTCCAATAAAAAGGACTATTTTCTTTTGGACTTGACAAATTCTGCAAATGCTTTGATTTCATCAAGTTCCTCTGGGGTGTACTCATCGCCATCGAAGTGTGCGGCGATGGTGTTTGGATTTATTATTTTGGTTGTTTTGTTTGTTCGCCCTAACAAATAATCAATATCTACATTGAAGAAATCGGCAATTGCTTCTAACACTTCAAAATTCGGTTGCCGTTCACCCCGCTCATACATATTTATAGAACTTTTTGATATTCCAAGAGCATCAGCGAGTTCTTGCTGGGACATATTTTTCTCATTTCTCAATAATTTTAATATCTTATCAAATTGAGCCATGCTTAATACCTCCGTATATCTTTAAGCATATTATACACGCATCGTGTATTAAAGTAAACAAAAAAATGCACAAATTGTGCTTGACATGTGTGCACAGTACGTGTATATTAAAACTAAGCACGAAACGTGCACAAAAAATATAGGAGGTGGGAGATTGAATAAACAAGCGATTGCAGAACGTCTCCTCAAATTAAGAGGAGATAAAAGCAGAGATACGGTTGCGAAAGCTTGTGGAATAAGTACTTCTGCTTTGGCAATGTATGAGCAGGGAGAGCGCATACCTCGTGATGATATTAAAATGAGGCTCGCAAAGTATTACAAAAGATCAGTTAACTTTATTTTTTTTGACCAATAAGAGCACAAAACGTGCACAACGGAGAGGAGAGTGAGAACGTGAAATGAATGATTTGGATGTTTTATCAGAGGTTAAAAAGATAATGGATGAGAAGAATGCAACCACTTTTAATGTGATAGATGTTCAGGAAGCAACCAAACGCATTAAAAGAAAAGAGATACTTAGAATATTGTGGATAGTAAGTATCTCCGTGGCAGTAAGCCTGATTACTGTATATATGATGTAAAGATGGCAGTAAGAAATGCGATTGTGGCAGGAATGAGGATATCAGTTAGTAGAAAGGTTTTTAATGATTTTTTTCGGGATTCGAAATAATCAATTAATACAGCATATCCAGAACCGGTCATTTCATAATCTCCGGCATAAAAGGAATCTGAACCTTTTACATGTTTTTTGATATATCCTTTTTGTTCCAAATTGGCAAGTCGAGCATCTGCGGCGATGTCATTTTCGCGATATGTGGACAAAAGTGCCATCGAGCCATTTTCGCTTATGAATTTTAGTAGCTGAAAGTCTTTATCTGACATAAAGTTCTCCTTTCGTTATTATGATAGTCAAATTATAGAACGGAGAACTTGAGAAATCAAGAACCATATACAGGCACAGTTAATAACCTATTAACAGGAGGTGGGCTTATGGCAAGATATCCCAAGAAAGCTACATACAGAACCTTTGTGATTGATTCTAAAACCGGTAAATGGAAACAAATTGATCCAAAGGATATACCTCAGAACAAAATTGACGAACTGTGTGACAAGTTTGCGCTTGGCGCAGGTTATAAGCGCGTAGAGTAGCCACTGCGGTGGCTGTGCGGACAAGCTATAAAGGAGAAAACATGAAACAAAGAGCTTTTGAAATAGGAGTCGCAATTATGATGTTTGGTGCAACTGCTATGGACTCGGAAGGAATCGGATGGATTATTGCGGCAGGTATGGTGGTTGCTGGTGGAGTGATTTCGTTTGCAGCGTATGCATCAGAGAGACTTGAAAAAGAACGCCGGGAAACCGAGCGTCGCGTACAGCAGCTACGGAAAGCCAGTTGAAAGGAGAAAAATGCACATCAGTGGAATAAAGCGTATGTATCCGCAATATCCGAATAAAGCTTCGAATCTCACGTACCCGCGAAAGGAAAAGAAAAATGATGGGGATTTCAAGGAAGTGTTGGATGTGGAAATAAAAAAGATGGAATCAGCCGACCAAAGCAATGATTCCATCTAATTGGGGGGTTGTTTCTCTCGGAAAACAAAAGAAAAATAAGCATTAAAAATGCTATGCCTTTATTTTACAAGAAATATATTTAATGTGCAAGTGAAAAATATGAATTTACGTCAAATCGAATCGCTTGTAAGTGCGTATTTGCACTGCAAGGACGCAGAAAAGATTCTGAACAATGCAGGATCATTTATTTACACCGAAGCAGCGTGTCCGCTTATGGACGAGCCGATGGAGCAGATCTATGCGGCACTGATAGACGGACAGGATGATGAGACAGCGGACTGGATCTATGACCTGCTGCAAAAAGGTGAAGCAAAGGCAATTTATGATCTGCTGCAGGAAGGAGCCGATAATGGAAACGATCCAGGATAATTATGATTTCTTCCGGATGCATGAGGATGAGCAGGACAAATGGCTGGAACAACGGCCGGTGTGCGTCTGCTGTGGGGATCATATTCAGGATGATTATTGTTATGACGTTGGCGGAGAAATCTACTGTGAAGATTGTATGGTTTCATGCTTCCGGAAGGTGGTGCGATGTATTACAGACCCTGCCCCTATTGTGGGGCACATCTTGATCCGGGTGAATCATGTGACTGCCTGGAAAAGAAAAAGGAGAACAATAAAAACATCCTTGCAGCATATAGAAGTGGCAGGGATGGACAGATGGAAATGAAGTTGGAGGAACTATTAAATGCAGGACATTAATTTTTTAGTGGAACAAAAAAATGGAACGATTGGTATGAATTTTGATGAGGTCAAGGAAACGTTATCAAATGGATTGGAAGAATACAGACATATGACCTTTACTGAAGATTCCAAGACCGAAGCAAAGAAAACAGTAGCGAGTTTGCGAAAGCTCAAAAAAACAGTTAATGACAAGAAAAATGAAGTTAAAAAATCTTTTATGGTTCCGTATACGGATTTTGAGACCAAAGTAAAGGAACTGGATAAGTTGATTGATGAGCCAATTAATTTCATCAATGCGCAGGTGGAAACATTTGAACGTAATCGCGTGGAAGAAAGGAAAAGGCTGATTTCAGAAATTTATGATGAAGTTATTGCGGAGAATGAGGCTGTTGCTGAATATTTGCCATTACAACGTATTTATGACAGCAAGTGGGAAAATGCCACAACTACAAAGAAAGCGATTAAAGAAGCTATCACGGAGCATATCGAGCATGTAGAGAAAGATCTTGCAACTATCCGGGCAATGGAATCGGAATTTGAGGATAAAGGGTTGGAAAAGTACAAGATCACGTTGGAATTATCAGATGCTATCGGAAGCATGAACCAGTACCAGAAGCAGAAAGAAGAAATTATTAAGCATCAGAAAGAAGATGAAGAACGTAAAAGAGTGGAAGCAGAACGGAAAAAGGAGGCTGAACAATTGATTGTGCCTACCGCTCCGGAAGTACCGAACGAATTATTTACACAAGAAAAAGAAGAATTCGTAAAACCAAAGCCTTGCACAGATACAATCAGATATGAAGTGACTGCAGATCCATTCCAGGTCGTGCAGCTTGAATCTGCTATGCGTGAGTATGGTATTGAATTTCGGAGGGTATAAGAATGGCAGAAGCGGCAAGAAAGAAAATGAATATTTACGAATCCATATCTAAATGTATGGAAGAAATCGGAGCGGTCAGTAAGGATGCTGTGAATAAGCAGCAGGGATTTAAATATCGTGGTATTGATGCTGTGATGAACGCAATCAATCCAGCTTTGGTAAAGAATCATGTATTTATTGTACCGGAAGTGCTGGAACAGCAGAGACATGAACGAACGACAAAGAATGGTTCGGTGTTGATTTATTCCATTTGCAGGATAAAATACACTTTTTTCGCTGAAGATGGTTCCTGTATAGAAGCAGTGACAGTTGGAGAAGGAATGGATTCCGGAGATAAGGCAACCAATAAAGCTATGGCGATTGCATTTAAGTATGCGTGTTTTCAGGTGTTCTGTATCCCGACAGAGGAGATGAAAGATCCAGATGAAGAAACGCCCGAGCCGGTTACACCACAGTTTGTTCCGGCATCCGCAGAGCAGATGCATAAGATGGGAGAGTTTGTGTCCGCGTATGCAGAAATGTGTGAAGATGCCAAAGAATCGGATATATGGGGAAAGTTAAAAGAAAAATATCATTTCAATGGGACAAGCGAAATTTCGGCAGAAATGGCAGAAAAAATAATTACGCAAGTTGAGGTTTGGTATAAGGGAAAGAAAAATAAAATAGAGGGTGCTTGATGGAACTTACAGGGAAAGCAGTTGGAGCTTCACTTGATTTTGACACAAAACATTTTCGGATCACATTCGAGGTCAATGAAAATGATGTGGTAAAGAATGAATATGATAAGCTCAAAGGATATGAAAAACTGAAAATTAAAGCGGTCAGATACACACAGCGAAGATCATTAGACGCCAACGCATATTTTCATGTTCTTGTTGGTAAGATTGCGGATGTACTGACCATATCTAAGGCAAAGGCTAAGAATGTGCTGATTTGTAAATACGGGCAGCCCCAGTTGTTACCGGATGGAAAAATTATGGTATACAAAACGAATGCTCCCGAAGCATTTATGTGGGAGCAGGAAGCAATCCATTGTATTCCTGTTAAGTATGAGGAAAAAGCCACATTTTATAAGGTGTATCGCGGGAGCCATACATATGACACAAAAGAAATGTCGCTTTTAATAGATGGAACAGTAGCGGATGCGAAAGAACTCGGAATAGAAACTATTACACCTGCGGAGATTGCAGAGATGAAAGAGCGGTGGGGTGTATGAAACGGCTGTGGAGTGTTTTTACGAACGATATGGATCATTGTTATTTTACCGGTATTGCCCCAGTAGAGAGACACCATATATTTGGGGGAAATCCTAATAGGAAGAACAGTGAAAAATATGGATTTGTTATTCCGCTTGCACCTGATCTTCATCCGAATGGCGTACATGCCGGAAAAGATGCTGTAGATATTGATTTGAAACTCAAGCAGATGGCACAGATGTATTTTGAAGAACATTATGGTACCAGAAAAAAATTTAGAGAAGTTTTTGGAAAGTCGTGGTTATAGGTTGAAACACCTGCCGCAAGGCAAAAGAAACCGTTCATGCAGAAAGCCAGGATCTCTGGTGCCGATGGGTGCCAGATGGAAAGGAGAAATGATTGAATCAGTTAGAGATTTTTAAAAATAGAGAATTCGGAGAAATCCGGACGGTGGTTATAAATGCAGAACCATGGTTTGTAGGAAAGGATATTGCAGAGGTTTTGGGATACAGCAATTCCAGAAAGGCAATATTGGATCATGTAGATGATGAGGACAAGATAGATGGAGTAACGATTCGTGACTCCATCGGCAGAGACCAGGCAGCGGTTGTTATTAACGAATCCGGTTTATATGCTTTGATTTTCGGAAGCAAGATGGCAAGTGCAAAACGCTTTAAGCATTGGGTAACATCCGAAGTATTACCGCAGATCAGAAAGAATGGTTCCTATGAGAATCGGTTGACACCAGAAGAAATGATGAGGATTCAACTTGGAATGGTGGATGATCATGAGAACCGTATCGAACATCTTGAAAATACCATGACGATTGATTATGGTCGGCAGCAGGAATTAAAGAAAAGTGTAAATAAAAGAGTGATCGAGGTTCTTGGAGGTAAGAAAGCACCGGCATATAAGGAAATGAGTAAAAAGGTATTTACAGAGTGTAATCGTGACATTCAGGATTATTTTAGAGTCAACTCCAGAAACAATATTCCTGTATTACAGTTTGATGCTGCAATCAGTTATGTTGATGCATGGAATCCGAGCAATAATACAATTCTTGAGATAAGAAGCTGTAATGCTGGAATGGGTGGTGCAGATGGAGTATAAATTTACAATTCCGTTGAGACCGATCACGAAAAAGAACAGTCAGCGGATTATAAAAGATGGATCGGGAAAAGTTCGGATCATCCCGTCCGCAGCTTATAAGAAATATGAAAAGCAGTGTGGAACATGTATTCCGCATATTCAAACCATTGACCGGCCGGTGAATGTAAAGGCTGTGTATTATATGCCAAATCGCCGCAGGGTAGATCTCATAAATCTGCATGAAGCTTTGCATGATATTTTGGTGCATTACAAGGTACTGGCAGACGATAATTGCAAGATTATTGTTTCAACGGATGGAAGTTATGTGGATGTAGATAAATGGGAGCCACGAACTGAGGTAACAATTACAGAAGTAGAAACGGGGTGATGGCTTGGCAGAAAAGAACAGCTTCGTCATGTATACAGAGTATTTAAAGCATATCCAGAAGATGGACATGGAGCAGCGAGGGAAGCTGTTCACTGCCATCCTATGTTATGCGGCAGGCGAGGAAATACCGGAACTGGACGCTGCGGCAGATATGGCATTCAGCTTTATCCAAGATCGAATGGATCGGGATAATGCGGCATACATGGAGAAATGTGAGAAACGTAGGGAAGCCGGCAAACTTGGCGGCAGACCGAAAACAAATGCTTCTGATGAAAACCAAACAAAAGCAAAAAAAGCAAATGGTTTTTCTGAAAAGCAAAATAACCCTGATAATGATAATGAACCTGATAATGATACTGATATTAGTAGTAATGATAATAGAGTTATAGCACCTGCGGATAAAACGCTTTGTGCCGGAAAATTCCTCTTGAACGATGGAACAGAATACGAGGTGTCGGAGAACGACGTGGTTACATACCAGCAGCTCTATCCGGGGATCGACGTTAGACAGGAGTTGAGGAATATACAGGCATGGTGTCTGTCCAACCCTAAATACAGGAAAACAAGGGGTGGTGCAAAAAGGTTCATGAATTCATGGCTGTCCCGGTCACAGAACGGAGCACGGAAAGAACAGGCTGTGCCGGAAAAGAAAACCCGGAACCGGTTCAATGATTTCGAGCAGCGTGAATGTGATTATGCGGATTTGGAAAGAACATTGCTCAACACACCGGTCCGGTAGGTTGAAACACCAGCGAAAGCAAAAGAAACCATTGCAAGTGCGGAATTATAGTTATCACAAAAGCCATGTTCTTAACTTGCCGACACCGGGGCGGCAATCGCACCATTACCAAAAGGGGTGAGAGAAATACATAAAAGCAATAAGGAAAAACGTCTGGAGCGTGAAAATATAAAGCTGATCGGGCAGATCCAAGGATACGAAGATTCCAAGCCGGAACATCGGGACCCGAAAGCATACAAGAAATTTAAGGCAGAGCCTACTTACTACGGCAGTGGCAGGATTTGCAGCTATGGGGACAAGACGAAAGTCTGTGATCCGAGTTGCAGATTTTGGAACACCTGTGTAAAAGGGCGGAATGCTGGAAAGGAGAATAAATGTCCGTTTTGATTAGAGAAAACAGAGATAACTACTGGATGTTAAATTGGCTTGATAAATTTATGGAAGGGCATAAAGGATTTATATGTGGCGGTTGCTTCAAAAATATTTTTAATCAAGAGAAAGTGAAAGATCTTGATATATTCTTTCAAAACAAGGGAGATAGAGAGGAAGCGGTTGATTACTTTGATAGCATGACAGCTGGATATACTGATGGAACAATGGAAGATACTGTATCGGAAGATGAAGCCGAATATAGGTTTTTGTATGAAAACGATAATGTAAAGGCTTATGTTCACAAAGAAACAGGAATAAGGATTGAACTGATTAGCAAAATCTATGGAACAGCAGAACAGATTATAAGTCAATTTGATTTTTCAATCACTAAATTCGCCTACTACAAAGCAGAGGTTGAAGATGAAACAGGGGCAGAAGTAGAAGAAAAGCCATTTGAAAATGATAGCAAGGCTGAAATTCATATTGAATACAGGGTTATATATGATGATAAGTTTTTGAACATTTACATCTTAAAAGGCTTGTCATTGATGACAAAATTCCATATCCAATGAGCACATTTGAGAGAATGCTGAGATATGCAAAATACGGCTATTTTCCGTGCAGGGAAACAAAAATGTTGCTCATTAAGGCTTTAAGAGAGCTTGATGATAAACAGGTGGAGTTGTCGGAAAGTTTATATAACGGAATGGATTGAAAGGAGCAACGATAATGGAGAATAGATTTTTATGTCGCGGCAAAAGGAGTGATACCGGCGAATGGGTGGAAGGATTTCCATTTCTTGTAAATGATGTTTCGTATATCTTGCCGCATCACAATACAGGACAGCCAATACACATAGATAATTTGCTGAGTACATCCGTTGAGGTCTCGAAAGCCACCATCTGTCAGTGCACCGGACTTAAGGATAAGAACGGAAAGCTGATCTGGGAGACTGACATTTTGATGTGTCATGGAAACTCAGAAGACCTTGTGAAAGCCGCTTTTGGAGAATTTAATGTAATCAATGCAGAAACGCTGGAGGTTATTGATCGCGTTATTGGGTGGCATTATGAGGTTGTTCCAACAGATGCGTTAAGTAAGTGTGAGCCGTTCTGCTTACCGATGCCGCTTACAGAGGAATATGTAAAGACATGCGAAATGGAAGTTGTTGACAATCCGGAACTGTTGGAGGTGTAGCAATGAAGATTGATGAAGCAATAGCACACGCAAGAGAAGTTGCAAAGCGCAGGATGACTGAGTACGAAAATCATTATGATAAAGATGCACATTATTATCCGATACAGTGTAAAAAATGTGCCAAGGAACATGACCAGCTTGCCGAATGGTTGGAAGAGTTAAAGCAGTACCGCGCAATCGGCACACTGGAAGAATGTCAGGCGGCTGTGGAACGAAACAATGAAAAAACTCGGATAATTGATGGAATTACAGAGTGCTGCGGTTATGATTTTGGAATAGATGCGTTTCAAAGGGAGCTGTCTAAATTCTGCCCTGTATGTGGCAGAAAAATTGAAAGGAGCGGTGAAGAATGACATATCTTGTATACATGAATTACATGATGCTTGTTTTCATGTGCGAATATATGCAAATCTTTCCAAGTGGATCTACAGGAATCTTGATTATTTTGGGTTATGTGGCACTATTCGTACATCTTTGTTTAAAGAACAAAAGAAAGGGGAAAGAATGAGCGAAATGAAAGGTTATGCAATGGAAGAAGTTGCAGAGCACAGAAAAGATAAACTTGTAAGCGACTATAATTTTTGTAAGGCAAAATTAGCAGAAATCAGACGTCATGAGCAGGAAATTGAAAGCATAAGAACCGCATATAACAAAATGATAGTCAAGTACAGAATGGAAAGTGTGGATAGAGTGCTTGATTACATAAGGGCGGCAAAGATAACAGACGCTAAAGAGTTGGATACGCTGTTGTGCCACTGTCAGAATAAACTCGCAGGGAACATTGACGGAACAGAGTTAAAGCTATCAAGAAGTGGAGATAATGAAGAATGACAGAGCAGGAAGCAATAGCAATCATAAAGAAAAATTATCCAAAATGTTGCAAAATGGTAAACGGAAGATATGAGGGCGGTTTCGACGACACTGATTGCGAATTAGGGCAGGCATTCAACATTGCAATCAAGGCACTGGAAGAAGTTCAGCAGTATCGCGCAATCGGCACGCCGGAAGAATGCTTGCGGAACAAGGATTTCTTGCGATTCCTTGCCAATTCGATGAATCAGAAAAAGTATGAAACTTATCTGGGGATATATAACGCGGTGGAAAAGGATGGACATGATGAAGAATGAGTAAGTCCATCATGTATAACGAAAAGAAAGGCACTATCACAAGAAGCACCGGATAGTGCCTTAAAGTTAAAACTTGTGTCTGTGTTTTATAGTGGCGCTAAGTATACCAAGTACCAAAAGAAAGAGTAAAAAAGGATTTTTAACAATACACTTCATAACAATGTAAAATCCTTCAAAAATACCAGAAAACATTGAGAAGAATAAGGGCACTTGGTTTAAAAATTCAGATATCATATTTTCACCTCCAATCTTTTTTAGGATAACATGGATGGTGTACGAAAAATAGGACAGAAAGGAGTGAGAGGTTTGCTGGCCAGCGTTAAAGAGCTCTTTACTCCAAAAACAAATGGAATCAGTACAAGATAGGATGAAGCGGCTGGGAGCTTATGAGAAGATTGCTTCATTCATGCAAAAAGAAAAGCAGGATTACAGCTTTAAAAGAAAATATGCACAGATCAGAGCGGAAGAGTTCAGATCAGAATGTGATCGTAGAGAATTGAACTGCCATGTATCAGTTGGAGGTTTGGACAGCATCATATTGTATATGTTCCTTCATGAAGTGTGTCATATCGATGTACCAGGTGTATCAGCATCTACACTCGAGGATGCAAGCATTCAAAGAGTACATAAGGCAATAGGAATTATAAATGTGCCGCCGCTCATGCGGGATGATGGAACCAGATGGACGAAACCGAAGGTTATACAGGAATTCGGCTTTCCGGTCATATCCAAGGAGATCGCAGGGAAAATCGAATTGCTGCAGAATCCAACCGAGAAGAATAAGACAGTCAGACATGCGATCATAACGGGAGAGACCGGGGAATACGGCGGCTGGCAGAAGAATTCGAAGATGCAGCTTAATCAGCGGTGGTTAAAGCTGTTCGGTGGATACGAAAATGAAACCGAAGGATGTGACTTTCAAAAGCCGGATTTTCTGGTATCAGCGAAATGTTGCTATTACCTTAAGGAAAAGAATTGTGATGACTGGGGAAAGGAACATAACAGTGTGCCATATTTGGGACTGATGGCATCCGAGGGTGGCAGACGTGCCAAGAGCCTACGGATGAATGGTTGCAACTACTTCGGGGCATCCACGATCAGATCAGCACCATTTGCAATATTCCACCGGCAGGACATTCTTACACTTGCCTTGGAGATGGATGATCTCTGGAAGAACGGATTAAAAGAGAAGTATCGTGCTGCTGGAATCAAGGATGGGATAATAACAGAAGATTTTCAGATGCCGGAATCTTTGATACCGGAGATTTACGGTACGATTGAGAAAAAGCCAGACGGCACGTTGTACACGACAAAAGCGCAGCGTACCGGATGCAGTATGTGTGGTTTTGGAATTCACATGGAGAAGCGACCGCATCGGTTTGATCTGCTGTATGAGAGCAACCCGAAAGAGTGGGACTATCTGATGTTCCATATGTGCAAGGATAAGGATGGCAATGATTATGGATGGGCGAAGGTTCTGGACTACATTGGAGTTGGCTGGGACCCGACAACCATAGGTGGTAATTGCAAGGGGCAGATGAGCCTAGAAGATTTTATGAAATGATAGTTTGCTTAGGAAGCCACTTGCTCTGCCAACTGAGCTACACTGCTAGTTCCTAAACAAGTAATTATATAAAGTAATGAACCAATTAGCATATGCACCACGCCTTTCTTGCTGCTTACATATAAGTAAATAGCGTAAATCAAAATTAATAGTAACATTCCCGCTAATATGATGCAGAGATTGGATTTGAACCAATGACCAAGTGGACGCCTAAACAAACTATTTACAAACATTATAAACAAAAGAATACAAAATTTCAAGAAAGGAGCCGGAACCTATCCGGATAAAAGGCGCGCCGGGTTCCTTTCAAAAAATGACATATAGAGAATTCTTAGAAACAAAAATTGAGCTGGCTACAGACAGCGGGTTTGTTGTAAAGCCAGAAAAAGTAAATAAAGTATTGAAGCCACACCAGAGAGATGCTGTGATGTGGGCACTGAAAGGTGGCAGACGGGCATTGTTTGAGTCATTCGGACTTGGAAAAACTGTGCAAGAATTGGAATTTTGCCACCTTGCAGCAGAACATAAAAAGGGTAGAGCTTTAATTGTGCTGCCACTTGGCGTAAAGCAGGAGTTTACATATGATGCTGTGAAAGTGCTCGGATACGAAAAGCCAGAATACTGCCGGACAATGGAAGAAGTGGAACAGAGCACAAGCCAGATTGTATTAACAAATTATGAACGTGTCCGGGATGGAGATATCCGACCAGACTACTTCACAGCGACATCCTTGGATGAAGCCAGTGTTTTAAGGAGTTTCGGAAGCAAGACTTATCAGACATTCTTGGATAAATTCAAGAACGTTCCGTATAAGCTGGTAGCCACGGCAACACCGTCACCGAACAAATACAAGGAACTGATCCATTATGCCGGATATCTGGAAGTGATGGATACCGGGCAGGCGTTGACGAGATTCTTCCAGAGAGACAGCACCAAAGCAAACAATCTGACCTTATATCCAAACATGGAAGATGAGTTTTGGATGTGGGTAAGCAGCTGGGCACTTTTTATTACGAAACCTTCAGATCTCAATCCGGTATATTCAGATGAGGGATATGATCTGCCGCCGCTTGAAGTAAGATGGCATGAATTGCCGGTGCATTATGGCGATACTGCAGATCGGGACGGCCAGATGCAGTTATTTCAGGAAGCTGCCGAGGGTTTGAAAGAAGCTGCGGCAGTGAAGCGAGAAAGCATTGACCGCCGAGTGGCAGAAATGAAAAGGATTGTGGAAGAATCGCCGGATGATCATTTTCTTTTATGGCATGATCTGGAAAATGAACGGCACGCAATCAAGAAAGCAATGCCGGATGTGGTAGAAATCTACGGATCTATGGACTATGACCTGCGGGAACAGCGGGTAATTGATTTTTCGAATGGACGGACAAAGTTGTTTGCTACGAAGAAATCATTGTCTGGATCCGGATGTAACTTTCAGAGATATTGCCACAGGGAGATATTCCTTGGAATTGATTATGAGTTCAACGATTTTATTCAGGCGGTACACCGGTGTTACCGCTTTTTACAGAAAGAACCGGTTGTGATCGACATTATCTACATGGAGAACGAGCGGCAGATCAAGGAAGCGTTGCTTGAAAAATGGAAGAATCACAATCACATGGTCGCAAAGATGATCGAGATTGTAAAGAAGTATGGTCTTAACTCGGAAAATAAGACACAGCGGTTAGAAAGGAAGATGGGCGTGGAAGGTAGCAGAGAAGAGAGAACAGTGAGAGGAAACCATTATGAAGCGGTATATGGGGATTGTGTAGAGGAAACCCGGGCAATGGAAACAAACAGCATCGATCTGATACATACCTCGATTCCATTCGGTAACCATTACGAGTACAGTGCCAATTATAACGATTTCGGGCATAACCAGAACACGGACCGGTTCTTTGAGCAGATGGATTTCCTCACACCGGAACTGCTTCGGGTGCTTAAGCCGGGGCGTGTGGCAGCAATCCATGTTAAGGATCGTGTATTATTTGGAAATGCAACTGGTACCGGGATGCCAACTATTGAACCATTTCACGCACAGTGCATCAGCCATTATATGAAGCATGGTTTCCAGTATTTTGGCATGATTACGGTCGTGACCGATGTGGTTCGTGAGAATAACCAGACATACCGCCTCGGATGGACGGAACAGTGCAAGGATGGTTCAAAGATGGGTGTAGGATGTCCGGAATATATCTTACTTTTCCGTAAACTGCCAACCGACAGATCTACGGCATACGCAGATGTTCCGGTCAAGAAATCCAAAGAGGATTACACCCGGGCACAGTGGCAGATTGATGCACATGGTTATTGGAGATCGTCAGGAGACCGACTGATCAGCAAGGAAGAGCTCAAAGATTTTCCGGTTGATAGCTTACAGACAGTGTACAGAGAGTACAGCCGCGGCAATGTATATAACTATGAGGATCATGTGAAACTTGCGGAAGATCTGGATAAGGACGGAAAGCTCCCGGCAACATTTATGGTTGTTGCACCGGGATCGTGGAATCAGTTGGAAGTATGGGATGATATCAACCGGATGCGTACCCTTAATACCACGCAGAGCCGCAGACGCGCTCAGATGCACGTATGCCCGTTACAGTTGGATATCGTGGAGAGAATCATCAACAGATATAGCAATGAGGGTGACACGGTCTATGATCCGTTTGGTGGTCTTATGACAGTTCCAATGACAGCGGTTAAGATGCATCGGAACGGCAAGGGATGCGAACTGAATCCGGATTACTTCCGGGATGGCGTTTGGTACCTGCAGGCCGCGGAGAATGAAGTGGACGAGCCGACATTGTTTGATTTTATGGAGATACCATCATGAAAGAAGAAACGTCGGAGAATAAAGTAAAATCATATAGTGAGCAGATCCGGGAAGAAATAAGCCAATGGAAGGACATAAACCAGAACGGGTGCAATGATCCGTTCTGGCCGGATGGCTGTAACATGAACCTGACACGGAACCATATCATTTATTATCAGTCAAAGATCCGTGAAATCTGCACAGAGAATCGGTTACCGCTGCCGGATGAATATTATCTTGCGGTTCCGCCGGAAGTCAATGCAAATTATATGGCAAATCTTAAGCAGAAACCACGGGTGGAAAGGTTACGCCAGACGGGGAGAATCATGACTGGATATGTCTATCAGTACGACGAGAACCAGATGAGTTTATTTTGAGCAGGCCGGACAGCTCCGGTTTGCCTAGAACGGAGGAATAAAAATGAAAGTATACTGGGAAAAGAGTGTTTTTACAATATTACCGACAGTGATAATCGTGCCAAAGAAGTATGCCATTAAGAAAAGAACTTATGTGGCTTTCGCCTGGCTATATTGGTGGATTGACCTGATGGAGTAGAGCAAATCGGCTATAGCTCCGCCAGCAATAATGCGGCGGGGCGGAAAGAGAGGATAAATAGATGGAGAAATTTTTTACAATTAACAAAGACAGTGATTTTTATAAAGAATATGTACAGTATCAGAAAGATGTAAAAGCGAATGCGCAGGCATTTAAGAAATTTTCGGAGGAACACGGGATTGAGTCGACGCAATATATTCCAGACGATAGAGCGGTAATAATTATTCCAACTGAAAATGATTTGCAGAAATTTCAGGGTATGTTTACAAAAAATAAATTGTATTACGAAAACGGTGTTAGACGTTTCAGAGCAAACTGTCAAATTACCAAGGATTGGCTTGAGATTGCAAAGACGGTACCAAAGCCGAAAAAACCGGATTACTTCTGCTACGGAATGAGATTTTGTGGGAAATATAGCACAAGGTGCTTTATGATCGGCGATGTTTTATATGGTTCGGCGGAGAATGTAGAAGTAAAGCTACTCGACTTTATGACAGAAATTAAAGCGAGCGAGTTTTATAAGGCAATCGAGGAAGAAGAGAGCAGAGAAAAGGAGCAGTTATGAAAAAGAAAATTTTAGCAGCAATTTTAACAGCAACACTCTTGATCGCCGGATGCAGTGACATGGCAAACGTCAGCGCAGGGTAGGATAATACGATGGTATTGGTAGAAGGTTGGCGGGATTACGGTATCTATGCGGACAAAGACACAGGCGTCATGTATCTAGTGTATCAGCGGAATGGTACCGGATGTACCGTTATGCTCAATGCAGACGGGACACCGAAGATCTGGCAGGGAGAGGAATAAAAATAAAATTGTAGTACATTGACAATTGAATATTGACGGTTGTAGTGATATAATTTTCTCATCATAAAAAGGGGGGATGAAATTATGGAAAAACCAAAATGTAGCGATATGGGGAAGGTAATTAGAGAATGGGAAACAGGAGATTCCGAATGCAATGCTTACAGCGAACAATATGAGTGCGGCGCTGTATACAATAATAATTACATGGACATTGTGGGAAATCGGGATCATGATTGTTTCTGGGATTGCCGCCATTGCCAAAAAGGAAGAATTTAAAATGGACAACACTTTACCAACCGTCAAATTCGATGGTTGGTATTTTTTTTCGCAAAAATTGAAAGGGGGAATGCCTGTGGACGAAAAGGAAGTATTTGAAATCTGTAACCAAGTAGACAGCTTCATCGCGGAATATCTGACGGAATCCATCGTAAAGGGAACTTCGTATGACATGCTGGAAGCACACCACGGCATTATCCCGATCAGTAGAAATTGCTTCTACCGGAGACGGCGGATTGTGAGAAAGATTATGGAGAAGCGGATGGGGCGGATCGTGGAAGAGAAGAATGGGCAGTTGAGGATGGTGTGGTAGAAATGCTTTATATTGTATGACTAAAATGCTATAATTATAATGTATGATTGCATAGAGAGGGTGGTCCAGAAGTGGACGATATTTTAAAATGAGTAGAGGTGAATTAAATGAATATTCTCATACCAATTGTGAAAAATTCTTACGAAATGAGTGATACCATAAAAGCCGCATTAATATCAGCTATGATTCCCGCTTTGATTTCTATTATTGGATTCATTGCAACTAATAGATCTGTAAAAAGAGATTTTAAGAATGAGATCTTAAAGCAAAGGAACGAAATCGCTTTGAATAAAATGGCAACAATGCCAATGCGTATATTAGAATTGTTGGGAACAATTATTGAAACAGGGGGTCAAAACGAAGAATTAGCAAAAGAATTCGATGGTTTTATGAATGAAGTGTATGCATATGGATCTGAAAATGCAATAGCGCTTATTTCCAAGATACAAAAGGATAATATGTTTTTTGGCGATAATGTCGCTGATAGGAATTTGTATGAATTAATTGCTATGTATATACTGTTAGCCACACAGATAAAATATGATGTCACAGGAATAATCGTTAGTCCGGAAAAGTGGTATGAAATGAGGATGAACGATTATGAAATTAACAGGGAGAAGATGCGATTAGCCAACAATAATGTTGTAAAGATGTTTGAATTAAATAAGCGATTTTACATAAAGAAAATTCGATGATATGATAAGATATTGGAAAGAGAGGTTATCTTTAGTGAGACCTCTCTTTTTTATGCCCTAAATTGGTACAAATCCACTGAATGCCAATGGTAAAATTACTATAGAACAGTAATTGAACAGGGAGGGAGAAGCGTGGAAAAAGAAAACGAACTGAAAAAGGAGTATCTGCGATCATATACACCAGCGGTCAGCGCCGCGCGCCGGATAGAGGAAGAAATTGAGCAGTTAAGAGCAGATAAGATGGCACCGGCACTTGTCATGGATGATATGCCACATGCCCATGATCAGAAAGATCTCTCTGACTACGCTGCAAAGCTGGACGAGTTGGAGAGGAAACTTATTAAAGCACGGTATGAGCGCATAGATCTATATGCAGATATATTCGCAGATATTGAGCGTTTAGAGGATGAGACAGAAAAGGCAGTATTGACATACAGATACCTTCGGAGACAAAGTTGGGAAGAAATCTGTGTAAAGCTTGGATATCAGTGGGCGCAGGTTCACCGAATTCATGCCAGGGCATTGAAACATTTCAATCCGACAGGTGGATATTATGAGATTTTGATCAAAAAAATGAAAGATGATACACAATGATACACTTGTATGTGATATGATTGTAGCGTGAAAGAGCGTAAGAGGAAATGATTCCCCTTGCGCTTTTTTCGTCTTTTGACTACTGGGGCACCATGAAATACAGGGGTGTCCCACTTCTCCCTAAAAAGAAACAGGCAGGTGATATTATTGGCAAGGAGTCCGAACCAAAAGGCAGAGAAAGCCCGAGAACTGTATAAGGGTGGAATGAAGCTGGTTGAGATTGCAAGTCAACTAGATGTTCCTGCCGGGACAGTTCGGAGATGGAAAAGTACATACCATTGGGATGGCGAGCAACAAAGCGAGCGTTCGGAAAAGAAAAGCGAACGTTCGGAAAGTAAAAAGAGCGTTACGAAAAAGGCTGTAGCTGATGAAGTCAAGCAGGTGATACAGAATACCGACTTGACTGATAAGCAACAGCTTTTTTGCATACATTACATCCGATGTTTCAATGCTACCAAGGCATACCAGAAAGCGTACGGTGTTGATTATGCGACTGCAGCATCCATAGGCTATCGTTTGTTGGAAAAAGATGGAGTAAAACAGGAAATCCATAGGTTGAAACAGGACCGTCTCAACAGAGAGTTCCTAAGTGAATCCGATGTATTCCAGAAGTACATGGACATTGCTTTTGCAGATGTGACTGACTTTGTAGAGTTTGGAAATGAGGATGTGGATGTGATCCTGGACACAGGAGAGCGAAAGACCATCACAGTAAGCCATGTCAATATCAAGAATGATGCGGACGTGGACGGAACGATCATTTCCGAAGTATCCAAGGGTAAGGACGGCGTAAGGGTAAAACTTGCTGACCGAATGAAAGCCTTGCAGTGGCTTACGGATCATATGGATCTTGCGACTGACAAGCAGAAAGCAGAGATTGCATTACTGAAAGCCAAGGTACAGACAGACGATGGCGAGGAGATTGCAGACGATGGGTTCCTTGATGCTCTGAACGGCACAGCTGCGGAGGACTGGGGCGATGAAGAGAATCAGTAAGATCAAGCGGATTTTCAAGTTCAAGCCATTTTCCAAGAAGCAGCGCAAGGTATTGAACTGGTGGTGTGAAGATTCTCCGGTTAAAGATAAGGATGGTATTATCGCCGATGGTGCTATTCGATCTGGAAAGACAGTGAGCATGTCACTTTCGTTTGTTATGTGGGCGATGAACTCATTTGACGGCGAAAATTTCGGTATGTGTGGTAAGACAATTGGCTCTTTCCGTAGAAATGTACTATTTTGGCTTAAGCTGATGCTCCGTAGCCGCGGTTATACCGTGGCAGATCACAGAGCTGACAATTTGGTCATTGTTTCCCGAGGTGGCGTGACCAATTATTTCTATATATTTGGCGGCAAGGATGAAAGATCGCAGGATCTCATTCAAGGTATTACCTTGGCTGGGGTCTTTTTTGATGAAGTTGCGCTGATGCCGGAAAGCTTCGTGAACCAGGCAACCGGACGATGTTCTGTTGACGGTTCAAAATATTGGTTCAATTGCAACCCGGATGGACCATATCATTGGTTCAAGACCGGATGGATTGACAAGCGAGAAGAAAAGCATCTGTTGTATCTGCATTTTACGATGGATGACAACCTAAGCCTGTCGGAGAAAATCAAAGAACGATATCGAAGTATGTACACCGGTGTATTCTATCGCCGGTACATTCTTGGTTTATGGGCGATGGCAGAGGGCATCATCTATGATATGTTCGACACTGCCAAGCATGTGCTTTCCAGTCTGAATAATCTGGTCAATGCGAACTATTATGTGTCGTGTGACTATGGTACGCAGAATGCAACTGTATTCCTGTTGTGGTGTAAAGAGCACTCCGGGCGATGGGTATGCTGTCGCGAGTATTATTATTCCGGCCGTGATGAAGAAAGGCAGAAAACGGATAGCGAGTATGCGGATGATCTGGAACAATGGCTTGCCGGGATAAAACCGGTAAAGATCATCATTGACCCATCCGCTGCATCGTTCATAGCAGAATTGAAAAAACGAGGTTATGCAATCAAGAAAGCAAAAAATGACGTACTGGATGGCATCCGATTTGTGGCATCATTGTTGAATCAGGGAAAAATCGCAATCAGTGATCAGTGCCAGAACACAATTAAAGAATTTGGATCGTACATATGGGATCAGAAAGCATCTGAGCGTGGAGAGGATAAACCGGTGAAGCAGCACGACCATGCAATGGATGCACTGCGGTACTTCTGCTATACAATTATTCGCAAGCCGGGAAGCATCGGTATTTTGAAGTGAGGTAACAATGGATATTGATACAATGAAACAACTGATAAAAAAATATGAGCCCGGTCATGTGGCATTTGTGACACGTGCGGATATAGCAGAACGTTATTACCGCAATGAGACGGACATACTGTTTCGCGATAAGCAGAAAAATGAGAAAAAAGAGGAACCCGACAATCCGCTGCGCAACGCAGACAACCGGATTCCCCGGAACTTCCACGGACTGATCGTGAACCAGAAAGCGTCTTATGCATTCACAGCCCCACCACTGTTCGATGTGGGGAATGTGACAGCAAACAAGCGCATTACGGAAGCACTTGGGGACGAATATGCCAAGAACTGCATGGGATTGTGTGTGAATGCCGCAAATACTTCAATCGGCTGGGTACATTACTGGACAGGCGATAACGGTTTTGAATGGGCGGTAGTTCCAAGTGCACAGATTATCCCGGTATTTGACAGGAGTTTGAAAAGACGTCTGATTGGTGCCATGCGCGTGTATCCGGATATTGATGAGGATACCGGAGATAATTACACAGTGTACGAATACTGGACGACCACAGAATGCCAGGCATTCCTGAGAAGAACCGGTGATGAACTGGAAATGCTTGCGTATTATGACATGTTTATTGATCCTGCCAGCGGAGAGATGACTGCCAGCTACAGACATGATTTTGGAGAGGTGCCGTTTATTCCGTTTTATAACAACAATGTGCATACTGATGATCTACGTAACATAAAGCCGCTGATAGACGTATATGATAAGGTCTACAGCGGTTTTATTAATGATCTGGATGATATACAGGAATTGATTTTTGTGTTATCCGGATACGGAGGGGAAGATCTGAACAGCTTCCTGTCAGACCTGAAAAAATATAAGACCATCAAGGTAGACGGGGATGAGGGCGGTGCGGTTTCTACTCTCAATATTGAAATTCCGATTGAAGCCAGAAACAGTGTGCTGGAAGCTACCCGAAAGGCAATCTTTGAGCAGGGACAGGGCTTTGACCCGCAGCCGGAGAACTTCGGGAATCAGTCGGGTGAAGCACTGAAATTTATGTACAGCTTATTAGAGATGAAAACAGGACTGATGGAAACGGAATTCCGGCTTGGGTTTGCGCGGCTCATCCGGGCAATCTGCAAGGCACTTGGCATTTCCTGTGGCACGATTATCCAGACATGGACCCGTACCTGCATCAAGAACGATACGGAACAGGCGCAGATCTGCAAGGATTCAGTTGGGATTGTCAGCAAAAAGACGATTCTGAAAAATCATCCGCTTGTTGAGGACGCAGACGAAGAATTGAAGCAGATCGAAAAGGAAGAAAAAGAAGCACAAGAAAAGGCTGATCTGTATGCAGGAACATTTATTAAAAGCGGAGGAAGCGGGGATGGCAAAGATAGTGATGCCGAGGAAAATCAGAAAAACTCACAAAATCAAGATAATTCGAGTAGAGCTTGAAATAGAGTTTATAAAGCCGATTATTGGTAGAATTTTAATCCTGTTCTTTTGGCTTTTAGGCATCAGAGTAATTAAAGCAGAGATTTATGGACAGAAAATCTACCTGATATGTATTCCTAAGTTCTACTATGCAAAATAAAGGGGCTGCTGATGAAAAATAGTACCTACTGGAAGAAACGCTTTAAGCAAATAGAAGAATCCCAACATCGGAAAGGGCTACAGTGCTATAAGGATATTGAAAAACAGTATATGATCGCGCAGAGCCAGTTGGAGGCAAAGATAAATGCATGGTATCAGCGGTTTGCAAAAAACAATGAAATTTCTCTTGCAGAAGCACATAGGCTGTTGAATTCCAATGAACTTGAGGAATTAAAGTGGGACGTGCAGCAGTACATCAAGTATGGAAAAGAAAATGCCATCAATGGCCAGTGGGTGCAGGAATTGGAAAACGCTTCCGCAAAAGCACACATAAACAGACTGGAATCGCTGAAGCTACAGATGCAGCAGTCTGTGGAAGTGATGTTCGGCAATCAGTTGGATAGTGTGGATGCCACTCTGCGCAATGTTTATCAGGCGGGATTTTTCCATACTGCCTATGAGATTCAGAAGGGGATTGGAACCGGATGGAGTTTTGCATCTCCGAATGACCGGTTGATTGATACAGTGGTCCATAAGCCTTGGGCGGCAGACGGGCAAACGTTTTCAGACCGGATCTGGACGAACAAACAGAAGCTGGTCAATGAATTGAACACCACCATGGTACAGAACATAATTACCGGGGCTGATCCGCAGAAGACGATTGATGCCCTGGCACGGAAGATGAATGTATCAAAACAGAACGCGGGCCGCTTGGTTATGACAGAACAGGCGGCTTTTTCCAATGCAGCGCAAAAGGATTGTTTTGCAGAACTTGGGGTGGAACAGTTTGAAATATTGGAAACATTAGATAGTTTTACATGCAGTCTTTGTGGTTCTATGGACGGGCAGCATTTCCCTATGAGTCAGTATGAAATTGGTTTGACAGCTCCGCCGTTCCATCCGAACTGCCGTGGGTGTACCTGCCCATACTTCGAAGATGATTTTGGAGTGCCGGGAGAACGTGCAGCGCGTGGTGAAGATGGAAAAACATATTATGTACCGGGCAATATGGCATATGAAGAGTGGAAATCCTCTTTTGCAGATGGTAACAATGCAGCGAAAGACCGGTTGGGGATTATCACAAACAATAATAAAAGCAACCCGAACTATTATGATTTCAAGGGTAAAAATGTGGATACGGTCGAGTCGGAAATCTGCAAGTTCGACCATGAGGTTGGAGTTATATTTTACAATGGGAAAGCGGTAAATTGCCAGTTGGGAAATGAGGATACTATAGAATTTACGAAGTATCAGCTTAAAATGATGAAAGGAAAAGATATTACTCATAATCATCCATTGAGTACGCCGCCGTCCCCAGAAGATCTGTATCTGCTGGTAAATTATAAAGTCAAAAGTTTCAGAACCTGTGGGGAAAACGGTACATATGTGTTAGAATATAATGAACAGGTAGAAAAACTTCCAGATTTCAAGACATTTAGTGATACATATGACGAAATTATATATGAATTACAAGATAAATATTATGATGAAGTGAAACATGGAATGAAACAAGAGGATGCGATCATATTACTTGGAGAGGCTGCTTGGGAAAGATTGTATGAACTATATAATGTCAAACCTAGATTTGAAAGGCGGTAATTGTCATGAGCAAATATAAACCATTTGAAATAGATAGATATAAGCTGAATCTGTTTTGCGTATGTTTGAACTGCAGTAAATACAGAGGCTCAAGAAACGATTTTTCAAAATATTGTGATGCTTATCCCAAAAATCTTCCATCTGAAATTTGGAATGGAAAAAATGTAAAATGTCCGCATTTTGAAGAAAAGCAGGGGTGATAGTATGGTGAAACTTATAAAAACATTAGATGTTCAAAACGCATCATTGAATGTGATCACAGCTGGCAGACGATTTCCACTTGCACAATTTGCTGGGAAAATAGAGATCACAGAGCACCAGAGTATGGCACCTATCCTTGGGAGAAGATGCAAAGGTGAAAAGAAAATCTATGCATCCTTTATTTTATGCCAGAATATTGAGTATCAGTCAGATGATACATTTAATACCGGAAAAGTATATGAAGCAGTCGGAGATGTGCAGGGAGAGCAGTCTTGTGAAAGATTGATCTTCTCAGGACTTCGCTTTGAAGATATGGATCCGTTGGAAGGAACAGTAACACTTGAAGTGACTGATTTGGAACTGATCCGGAAAATGATAGAAATGTAAAATTGAAAGTTACCACCAGTCAGAAATGATATGGTGGTATTTTCATACCCAAAATCAATAATAACAGGGCAACCGGAAATCTATGAACCGAACAGCGCAGAGGTGACGCTAAGTAAGTTTCTCCGGCAGTCCTGTTTTTATATTGTCCGAAAGCCTTATGACATGAAAACTGCCGGCAGAAACCCGTATCAGGGAAATATTGATAAGCGTGGCTGCAAATAAAGCCAGAAAGGAAGTAACCCATGAAGTTAGAAGAATTGTTAGGAGAAGAACTGTATAAACAGGTCAAAGAGAAAATTGATGCGGCAAATGCGAATGAATCGGACAAGTTAAAGCATATCAGGTATGCAGATCTGTCAGAGGGCGAGTATGTCAGCAAAGGCAAGTATGATACCGCCGTGGCAGAAAAAGAGAATCTTGCCGGTCAGATCAAAACGCTTAATACTACGATCGGAGATCTGAAAAAGAACAATGCAGACAATGAGACATTACAGAACACCATTGCGGATCTGCAGACGAAGTTGAAAGATCAGCAGACAGCCAATGAGAAGATCTCAAAGACCTATGCGCTGAAAGAATCCCTCACAAAACAGGGAGTGCTTGATCCGGACTATCTGATCTACAAAGCAGGTGGGCTTGATAAGTTTATGTTTGACAAAGAGGGCAAGCCGGTCGGTGTAGAGGAAGCGGTAAAGCCATATAAGGAAGATAAAGCGATGGTACATTTGTTCAAACAGGAGCAGAAACCGCCGTATCATCCGCAGGGTGGCACAGGTGGTACCGGTGCTGTAAATCCATTTGCAAAAGATACCTTCAATCTGACAAAACAGGGTGAACTTTTAAAATCCAATCCGGAGCAGGCAAAGGCACTGGCCGCAGCCGCCGGAGTAACATTATAACAGTATGAAAGGAAGATGATTTATGGCAATTACAAAAATTGCAGACGTGATCGTACCGGAACTGTTTAACCGGTATGTAATCAACAGAACAATGGAGTTGTCCGCGTTTTTCCAGTCGGGGATCGTGGTAAACAGCCCGGAATTTGATACGCTTGCATCCGAAGCGGCAAGAACACACAACATGCCGTTTTTTGAGGATTTACAGGGAGAATCCGAAGCAATCCTTGAAGACGTAAAAATGACACCGAAGAAAATTGGCTCCAACAAGGATGTATCTACAACCATCCTCCGTCAGAATATGTGGGGAGCAAGTAATCTTTCTGCAGCACTGGCAGGAGCAGATCCGATGAAAGCGATCGGTGATCTGGTAGCTGGTTACTGGGCGAGAGATATGCAGAAAGAGTTGATCGCGATCCTGTCCGGTGTGTTTGGAACCACTACCGCAGGAGATAGTGGAACACCGGCGGCAGAGACCAGAATGGCGGATCATATCCTTGATCTGACTATTGGAAAGACGGATGCCGCAAAGCAGATCAGTGCATCTGCATTTATCGATGCGTGCCAGCTTCTTGGTGATGCACAGGCGCAGTTATCCGGCGTAGCAATGCACTCTGCGACCAAGTCTTATCTGAAAAAACTGAACCTGATTGAGACCGAGCGTGATTCTACAGATGTTGAGTTTGACACCTACCAGGGCAGACGTGTGACCGTGGATGATGGTTGCCCGGTGGATGCTAAAAATGGTGTGTATACCACATATCTGTTTGGAAATGGAGCAATCGCATATGGAAATGGTTCTCCGGTCGGTCATGTAGCAACAGAGGTTGATCGTGACAAACAGACCGGTGGTGGTATTGATTATCTGATTAACCGTAGGGCGTTTATCCTGCATCCGAGAGGAATCGCATACACCGGAGCAAAGCGTGAACATGTGGAGACACCAACAAGAGCAGAGCTTGCAATGGCAGAGAACTGGAATCCGGTATACGAGCCAAAGCAGCTTAGAATCGTAGCGATCAAGCACAAGATCGGGTAGCCTATGGAGCTGGCAAAGTTAAAAGCACTACTTGGAATTGAGGGTGATTCTAAGGATGTGGTGCTTGAATTTGTCATTGCAGATGTGGAAGAAATCATTAAGAACTACTGTCATGTGGAGGAAATGCCGGATGGGTTGCAAAACACCGGCTACCGCATGGCAATGGATCTGTATCGGAATGAGAATATTGGAAGTGAGACGGGAGCTGTTGGTTCTGTCTCCTCAATTTCCGAGGGCGATACTTCTACATCATTCCGTCAGTATGTGGATGATAATTTCAAGGATACAGTGCTGAAAAATTATAAATCTTCATTGAACCGATACAGAAAGGTGGCATGGAAATGATCACGGATGCAATCAAACAGGCACAGGCACTTGCAAGGGAAGCGCAGGAAGCCACATATGATGGCAGATGTACGGTTATGGAGCATCAGAAATTGAAAGATCCAAAAACCAGAATTACAACAGAAAAAGATGTGGTGGTATTGGATGATGAACCATGCCGCTTATCATATTCCAGTGTCAGTGCAGTGGATCAGACGGAATCAGCAGCAAAGACTGCACAGGTCACAAAGCTGTTTTTATCTCCGGACGTGCAGATTAAACCTGGAGCAAAGATTACAGTAACACAGGCTGGTGTGACACAAAACTATAAATGCGGCAGTGTGGCAGCAGTATATCCGACGCATCAGGAGATTGTGTTGCAATTATCAGAGAGGTATGCATGATGGGGATGGGAAGCGTGGATATGCGGGAACTGGTGAAGTTTCAGGAAAATTTGAATAGATTGGCAGGCAGCGAGGATACAAGGAATTCTTTTTGCGAATCATGTGCAAAGGAACTTGCGGCCAGATTGCTCACAAAGGTAATCAAAAGGACACCTGTAGGAAAATATCCAGCAAGTTCAGGCAAGGTTGGTGGTACTCTTCGAAGAGGGTGGACTGCAGGTAATAAAGAAGGAGTACAGGCGGCTGTTGATAGCATTCAAGTTACAAAATCAGGGAACCAGTACACCATTAAAATTATGAATCCAACTGAGTATGCGAGTTTTGTAGAATTCGGACATCGAACAGCAAACCATAACGGATGGGTTAAAGGGCAGTTTATGATGACTATTTCTGAAAATGAAATCAAACGTATGGCTCCTGGGTTACTGGAAAAGAGACTGGAAGAGTTCTTGGGAGGTACATTCAATGATTAGCAACGTGATAGCCGGGATAGCAATTGCCCTGAACCAAGAGTTTGGGGATGATTATGAAATTTATACAGAGAAAATAAAGCAGGACTTGAAAGAGCCTTGCTTTTTTATTACCCTCTTAAATCCATCCAAGACAGATTTCCCATCCAAACGGTATTTGATGGACAATCCATTTTGTATACAGTATTTCCCGGAATCGGAGGATAATCCGAATAGTGAATGCCGCGATGTAGCTGATCGTATGTTATGGGCGTTGGAGAATATTACGCCTTTGGATGCAGACAGGCCGGTACGAGGGACGGACATGCATCATGAGATTACAGACGGAGTGCTGAATTTCTTTGTAAATTACAATTATTTCGTCCGCAAGGTAGAGACTCCGGCTCCTCTTATGGAAACCATTACAACAATATTACATTTGAAAGGATAGGTGCGATATGGGTGAAACAAATACAGAAGTAAAACCACAGGTATCTGCGGATGTATTTACAAAGCAGCAGCTGGCAGAATCCAAACGCTATAAGAAAAAGCGGGATCTGTTGGAGGCACTGTTGGAAAACGGAAAGACATATACGATCGTGCAGGTGGATAAGATCATCGGCGATTATCTGAAGAAAGAGGTGAGATAAATGTCATTTGGCGGAGGAACATGGGTAACCCAGAATAAAGTAATCCCGGGTGCGTATATCAATGTCGTAAGCGCAGGGATTGCATCCGCGGCACTGTCGGACCGTGGTATTGCAACAATGCCGCTGGAACTTGACTGGGGACCAGAAGATAAAATTTTTAAAGTTACCAAAGGGGATATGCAGAAGTATTCGAAAAAGATCTTCGGATATGGATATACCGATGAAAAAATGAAAGGTCTACGGGATCTGTTTGCCGGGGGCACCTTGGTACTGTATGCATACCGGTTAAACGGCGGTGGGGTAAAAGCGGCTAATGACTATGCTACGGCAAAGTACACCGGTATCCGTGGAAATGATATCAAGATCTCCATCGCAAAGGATATAGATGATCCGGATTCATGGAATGTAACAACATATCTTGATACATCCCGTATTGAGGTGCAGAATGTCAAGAAAGCGGCTGATCTGAAAGACAATGATTATGTTTCTTTTAAAACAGAATCCATGGAACTTGCAGCAGTTGCATCCGCGGCACTGACCGGTGGAACTAATGGTACGGTCGATGGTGATGCGCATGCGAAGTATCAGGCAAAGACAGAAGCCTACGGATTTAATACGATGGGCGTTGTGATTACTGACGAGGTAACCAAGAAGCTGTATGTGGCATATGTAAAGCGTATGCGTGATGAGGTTGGTAAGAAGTTCCAGCTGGTGCTTTACAAGTCGGATGCTGACTATATGGGCGTTATTTCTACACCAAACAAAACGACAGATGAAGGATGGTCCGAAGCATCTGCAGTATACTGGCTGACCGGGGCTGAGTGTGCTACGGCAGTAAACAAATCCTGCGAGGGTAAAGTGTACGATGGTGAATTTGCCATTGAGCCGATCGACAATGATCTGGAGGATTATATTAAAAAGGGACAGCTTGTATTTGACAGAAATGATGATGAAATTGAAATCCTTAGTGATATCAATACACATGTGACGATTACAGAGGAATGCAATGAGTTCTTCTGCGATAATCAGACGGTTCGTGTTGCAGATCAGCTGGCAAATGATGATGCACTGCTCTTTAAAACAAGATTCCGTGGTAAGTTCCCAAATGATGCCCCGGGGCGGAACAGCCTGAAAAGTGGACTGTGTGAGATTCGGGAAAAATTACAGAATTTACGTGCAATTGAAAATTTCAAGCGTGATTTTGTATCTGTGATGCGGGGCGAAACAAAGAAATCTGTAGTTGTCGAGAATGCTGTTGAGGTGGTAAACACCATGAGTATTATGTACATGACTACAGTGGTGAAATAGGAGGAGGTGAGGTAAATGTCTAATGTAATGTTGGCAAAGGATTCCATTTCTGCAGCTCTTGCCCAGTGTTATGTCACGATTGGAGAGCGGAGATATAACCTTATGACAGCGATTAAGATGGAAGCGAAATTCAAAAAAAATAAGGTGAAAATTCCTACGCTTGGAAAAACCGGTAAAGGAAATAAATCCGTATCGTGGGAAGGAACTGGTTCTTGCACGATGCATTACAATACCAGTATTTTTCGCGAAATGATGCTTAATTTCAAAGATACCGGAGATGATGTGTATTTTGAAATGGAGATTACAAATGATGATCCATCGAGTGATGCAGGATCGCAGACCATTACCCTGTTGCAGTGTAATATTGATGGAGGCATTCTTGCAAAGTTTGATGCTTCGTCAGATTCTTATTTGGATGAAGATGTTGATTTCACATTTGATGATTTCGATATGCCAAAGAAATTTGAGGAACTTATTGGATTAGCAGCGTAATATATTCCCCTTGTGCATTGCATGAGGGGATTTTTATATGGAAAGAAAAAGGAGATAACATATGTCAAATTTAAGTAGATTTTTCAAAAAAAACAAAATTAAGAAAGAGAATGGAACATATGCACCATCAAAGGCTTTTGTTGATGAAAAAGGTAATCCACTCGATTTTGTATTTCGTCCGGTATCATCAAAGGAGAATGAAACTATTAGAGAAAAGCACACCAAGGATGTACAAATCAATGGAAAACCTAATATGTTTCGGCCTAAATTAGATACAGCAGGATATCTGAATGAACTGATCGCGGAAAGTGTGGTCGAACCAGATTTGTATAATGCAGAGCTTCAGGATTCTTATGGAGTGAAAACACCGGGAGATTTGTTATATGCAATGATTGATGAGCCGGGAGAATATCAGGACTTATCCGAATGGGTGCAGAACTATCATGGATTCAGTACCTTAGACGATAAAAAGGCCGAGGCAAAAAACTAATTGAGGAAGGGGATGTTGAAGCTAATTATGCGTATTATGCGTTACATAAGCTTCACATTCTTCCTTCCCAGTGGGTCGCATTAGAAGAGGAAGAAAAGGCTTTTATTATTGCCTGTATAGATATAAGGGTAGAAGCGGAAAAGAAAGAGGCAAAGAGAATAGCCAAGGAAGCAGAAGGGCGGTGATGATATGGCTACAATTACAACAGGAATACAGCTGGCGGACAACTTTAGTGCTCCTCTTATGCATATTGTAAGTGCTGTAAATATGACCATATCTGCTATGAATGATATGAATCAGTCCATGAATGCTGGGGTTAATACAGCATCATTATTCGCTGCCCGGAATGAAATTGCACAGGCAACTGTAGCGGCAGAAGAATTCAATCAAACAATGCAACAGGCGGGTAGTCCGATCAATGATAATATTCGAAGACAGGAACAATTTAATCAGTCATTGCAAAACGGTGCAAGTGAATCATCGAATTTAGTTTCGGCAATTAAACGAATGGCAGGGGCGTACCTGAGTATTCAGACGGCTGGAAAAATTTTGGAGATGTCGGATGAGATCACACAGACCACTTCCAGGTTAAATATGATGAATGACGGATTGCAGAGTACGGCCGATTTGTACAACATGGTTTATGTGGCTGCAAACGATGCCAGAGGATCATTAGGAGATATGGCAAGTGTAGTTGCCCGATTTGGTAATAATGCGAAAGATGCATTTAGTTCCAGTGCAGAAGTTGTCCAGTTCGCAAATTTAGTCCAAAAGCAGATGACAATTGCGGGAGCGTCTACGCAGGAAGCAGCAAATGCAGAATTGCAGTTATCACAGGCGCTGGGCTCTGGTGTACTTCGAGGTGATGAGTTGAACAGTATTTTTGAACAGGCACCGAATCTGATTCAGAATATTGCAGATTATCTTAATGTTCCAATCGGTAAGATTCGAAGCATGGCACAAGATGGGGAACTGTCGGCTGATGTTGTGAAGCAAGCGGTATTTGCTGCGACTGATGAGATAAATGCTAATTTTGAAAATATGCCAATGACATGGGGACAGATGTGGACGGTATTTCAAAATGACGCCACTATGGCATTTCAGCCGGTTTTGCAGAGACTTAATGATTTGGCAAATACAGACGGGTTTCAGGAGTTTGCTACAAATGCAATAAATGATCTTGCAGTAGTAGCAGGTGTGGTACTTGATATATTTGAAGGAATTGGATCAATAGGAACCTTTGTACAAGACAACTGGCAAATTATAGGTCCTGTTGTTTATGGTGTGGTTGCAGCATTAGCGGCTTATGCAACTTATGTTGGCATTACGAACGCAATAGATATGATATCAACAGGAATTAAGATTACAATGTGTGTTGCATCATATGCGCACGCAGCAGCAACAGGAACAGAAGCAAGTGCAACTGCGGCTGCAACCGCGGCACAGTACGGGCTAAATACTGCAATGTTGTCTTGCCCGTTAACATGGATAGTTGTTGGAATTATGGCGTTGATCATTGTGTTGGTTGCGTTATGTAATCATTTTTCAGGAGCTGGACATATTGCCCAAAGTACATTTGGTGCAATTTGCGGAGGAATCAATGTTGTTATCCAGTATTTTAAAAATTGGGGATTATCAGTTGCAGATATTTTTATTGGAATATGGAACGCAGGGGGAGCATGTGCAACCAATGTTGAGATTGCTTTTCACAATGCGATTAGTCATGTACAGGCACTCTGGTACAACATGCTGTCTACAGCGCTTACTGTAGTATCTGGTATTTGTTCTGCATTGAATAAACTTCCTTTTGTAGACTTTGACTATTCTGGAATTACGGGGGCAGCAGATAATTATGCATCAAAAGCGGCAGCAGCTGCCGGGAATACAAAAGATTATGCCAGCGTGCCGGCTGCATTTAGTAAAGGAGTAAAAACGTATGACACTTACCAGAAAGGATGGGTCAACGATGCATATACTGCAGGGGCGGCATGGGGAGATGGTGTAACCAGTAAAATAAAGAATACCTTATCTTCAAAGGCTACCAATATTCCAAATGCGAATAATTATCCAAATGCGCTTGCGTCCAGTAACGCAGCAACAGCGGCAAATACAGCAGACACTGCCAAGAATACCGCAAAAACGGCAAATACATTATCTGCATCCAGTGAGGATCTGAAGTATTTAAGAGATATTGCGGATCGTGAGTACGTGAATAAATTTACAACAGCACAGATCAAGGTTGAGATGATCAACCATAACAACGTAAACAATGATATGGATTTAGATGGAATGGCAGAGCATTTGCGTAGCAAAATTGAAGAAGAGATGAACGCAGCAGCGGAAGGAGAGCACTAAAGATGTATGAATTATATATTGATGGGGTCCTTTTCCCAGTGACCCCAGGGTCTCTTAACATCAAGATCAATAACAAAAATAAGACCATAACTCTCATAAATGAGGGAGAGGTTAATCTTATTAAGTCTCCGGGATTGTCTGATATTACAATCCCGGAGCTTTTATTGCCAATCCATAAATATCCTTTTTCACAAGAAAAAGCAAAAGTGGGGGCTGCATATTATCTTTCCAAATTAGAAAAATGGAAAAATCAGAAGAAACCAGTCACGCTAAAGTTTAATCGTTACAAAGTATCAGATAAACATCTTATCGAAGATATCATAATGGATGTGACTATTGAAGATTATGAGATCATGGAAGATGCAGATAAATACGGATCAGATGTGTGTGTAAAGCTTAACATGAAAGAATACCGTCACTGGGGAGCAAAGAAACTTGTACCGAAAGACAAAAAGACAAAGTCCGGAAAAAAGAAAACGATTGTTACGGTTAAAAAACAACGGAAGAAAACGAAAGCTATAGCCAAAAGCTACAAGATAAAATCTGGTGACACGCTTATGAAAATTGCGAAGAAACAGATGAACAATGCATCTGCATGGAAGAAACTCTATCAGTTAAACCAGAAAACGATTGAAAATGCAGCTCGTAAGCATGGACGAAAATCATCATCGAATGGTCATTATTTGTATGCAGGAACGGTATTGAAACTTCCGGGAGGTGGTAGCTGATGAAGGATATTGTTGATGTAGCTATTAGTGAGATCGGATACCGGGAGCAGGGCAACAACAGAACAAAATACGGAGAATATACAGGAGCGAATGGTGCTGCATGGTGCCATTCGTTTGTTTCCTGGTGTGCACACGAGGCTGGAGTATCGACTTCGGTTGTTCCGAAAACAGCATCTACAACCTATGGGATGCAGTGGTTTAAAAAGCGTGGGCAGTTCAAATATAAAGGCAAATATACCCCGAAGAGATGTGACATTGTTTATTTTAAAACTGGCCGAAGCCATGTAGGCATTGTTGAGAGCGTAAGCGGTGGACAGTTACATACTATTGAAGGAAATACATCTGATAAGGTAGCACGGCGATCATATTCTCTGAATAATGCCACAATTACAGGCTATGGTACGCCAAAATATACAAGCACCCAAAATGGTTCATCTGGTAGTGGAAAAAAGGATTCGAAAAAGGAACTGCAATATTTGCAGAAAATATTATCGCGTCATGAGGCAAAAGCGGAAACCATAAAAGCCGATGAAGCAGAAACGGGAAAAATACCGAATGGCAATGTAATGATTACTGTAAATAATGGGAAAAAGAAATTTACAGTACCAGTGGAAGATGGAGCAAAGGTTGTATGGGAAAGAGACAGCGCACCCGGCAAATTTACTTTTGCAGCAAAAGTTGAAAAAGGATTTTTCATAGGTATGGGAAATGAAGTTCTTGTTACTGTGGACAGCAAGAAGTTTTTTTATGGCTTTGTATTTACAAAAGAAGTCAAGAAGGACGGGATGGCATCGTATACCGTATATGATCAGCTTAGGTATCTGAAAAACAAAGATACAATTGTGTACAAAAAGAAAACAGCAGATGAAGTAATTCGGATTATTGCAAAGCGCTTCCTGTTAAAATGCGGCACACTGGCAAAGACAGGATGGCGCAGATCAGCGGTTGAGGACAATATGGCATTGTTCGATATGATTCAAAACGCGTTGGATGATACTTTAATGGTAAAAGGAAAGACGTATGTTTTTTATGATAATGTTGGAAAATTGTGCTTGACTGATGTGGCAAAGATGAAGGTAAATACCTGTCTGGTAGATGCGGAAACAGGAGAAGATTATTCCTACAAAACAACGATTGATACAGATGTGTATAACCAGATCAAGCTGATTTATAAGAAAAAGAAATCCAGTAAGAAGAAAAAAGGAAGTACAAAGACATCAACAAGTCAAAATACTGGAACCAGTTATGGAATTTATCTGGTACGTGACAATAAGAAAATCGCAAAATGGGGAACGTTGCAGTTTACGGATGAGATCAATAGTCCGGATATTGGGAAGCTGAAAGCACAGGCTTTATTGAAATTGTATAGTCATGAGAAGCGGACACTTACCATATCAGGCGTGATTGGAAACAGTAAAGTGCGTGGAGGATCGCTTGTGCCAGTCATACTTGATTTGGGAGATGTGAAAATTGCGAATTATATGCTGGTAGAGAAAGTGACACACACATTTAAAAATTGTGAATATACGATGGACCTGGTAGTGTCTGGAGGTGATTTTAGTGAGTAGCGGAAATCTGGTGCAGTTAATCAAGAAGATTGCAATGGATGCGGTACGGGCTGCAAAGATGTGTGATTATGTGACCGGTGTGGTTACCAGCGAAGATCCTCTGAAAGTGAAAATTACAAACTCTTTTGAAATTGGGGAAGAATTTTTAGTGGTGCCACAAAGTATGACGGATCATGAGGTTGAAGTAACAATCAAAAAAGAGTATGGATGGAAAACGAAGAACCGATCGGGCGGAACTGGTGATGACATTGTGTTGGAAAATGTAAAGATTATGATTCACAATGCCTTAAAAGCCGGAGATGAAGTGTTGATGATGCGCAAAAGCGGTGGTCAGGAGTTTGTGGTAATAGACAAGGTGGTGAAGGAATGATTCCGACAAATTATGATGATGACGATGAAGAGGATGATATGACCGGCTTTGAAGTGGAAAATGATCCGTCTCTTACATATGCAATGCAGATAGGAACCATTGAGAATGAGCCAAGCATTTTTCTTGGCAAAGCAGACGGAGAAGAGGCAAACCGACAGGCAATATTGAAAATCTTGAACACAGAACGATATAAAAATGTAATTTATTCATGGGATTATGGAGTGGAGCTTCAGGATCTGAGGGGAAAGTCTCTATCTTATGTTATGTCAGAAGTTCCAAGTCGGATTACGGATGCAATTACTGCAGATGATCGTTTTGAATCTTGTGAAGATTTTGAGATGGAACCGGTGGGAAAGAAAGCTCTGCATGTTACGTTCTCTGTAATTACAGCAGAAGGCGATAAAGTAAATGGATTGGAAACGGAGGTGGAATATTAGTGTTTGAGAACAAAGACTTTGATTCTATCATGGAAGAAATGCTTGCATCTGTAAGCGACAAGTTGGATAAGCGAGAAGGATCGATAATTTATGATGCAATAGCACCAATTGCCATGGAGTTGGCGCAGACGTATATCGATATGGATATGATTGTAAATGAGGTATATGCAGATACAGCATCCTATTATTATTTGATCAAGCGTGCAGCTGAGAACGGAGTATATCCCAAAGAAGAGACCAATGCGGTATGCAAGATGGTTGTTAGTCCGTCCGATACAGCAATAGCGATCGGGGATCGGTTTAACCTTGGTGATCTGAACTATGAGGTAACATCTGTAATGGATGCAGCAACCGGAGAGTATCAGGTAACATGTGAGACTGCCGGTATTGTTGGAAATCAGCAGTTGGGATCATTGCTTACGATTGAAACAAAGAATGATCTGAATGATATGGAAACAGCGGAATTGACCGAAGTCTTGATCCCCGGCGAGGATGAGGAAGATGTGGAAGATTTCCGTGAACGTTATTACGAGGGATTTTCCAATACAAGCTTCTGTGGCAATAATCCGGATTATAAGGAGCGTGTATCGGCTATTGATGGAGTTGGCGCATGCAAAGTTATCCGGATGTGGGAAAAAGGATATGATCCGGCAAAGTTTATTCCTGTCGCAGCAGTTACGGAGTGGATTGGAAAGCAGTCTGCGGAAACCGTTGGAACGGAAGTATTTGCATGGTTAAAAGCGGTACATGATGCTGCAAAAAATAAACTTCTTACAGTGGGTGGCACTGTTCGAGTGTATATCATATCATCAGAGTTTAAAGCTCCATCAGCTACATTAGTGAAGAAAGTACAAAATGATGTAGATCCGGATGATAAGACAGGAGATGGATATGGTCTGGCACCTATTGGGCATGTGGTAAAGGTTATGGGAGTGAAAGAAGTTCCTGTTGCTGTGGCGGTTACCGCGGTTTATAAGAATGGATATTCATTTGAATCCTTGAAATCCGATATGCAGTCGACAATAGATGGGTATTTTACAGAACTTTCTGCTGATTGGAGTAATGAAGATAACCTGGTGGTGCGCAAGAGCCAGATTGAATCTCGGTTATTATTGATTGATGGAATATTGGATATTACAGATGTGAAACTGAATGGTGCATCTGAAAATGTAACATTGGATGAGGATGCTATCCCGGTAAGGGGTGATGTGAGTGGCTAAAAAAATGATTGATTATCTGCCACCGTTTATGCAGCAGTTTGAAGAAATGAAGCAATTGATGCAGAGTGAGGATAAACAGGTGGCGGCTCTTAACATGGATACCACTAAAATATTACGAAATGCATTTATAGAAACTTCGGATGTGGAAGGGATTGAGAGGTTCGAAAGAATCTTGCATATCATTCCGGGCGAGGGTGAAAATTTGGAACTCCGCCGGTCGCGTGTGTCGATGCGGTGGAATGAGCGGATACCGTACACGCATCCGACACTTGTAAAATGTTTAAATGCCAGCTTAGGAGAAAACAATTATGATATGTACTCAGATGAGGAGCATTATTACATTCTCGTACATTTGAAATTGAATGTAGCGGACCGTGTTGGAGTTGTCGAAGAACTGATCCGGCGTATGTCACCAGAGGATATATGCTACAAAGTGCTTCTTATTTATAATACACATGCAGTTTTGCATAAATTTACGCATGCACAGTTACATAGCTATACGCACAGGCAATTGAAAGAGGAGGTTTTGCCATGACAAAAACAAAATACTATGATCTGCAGATGGATGATCCACAGGATGATTACGATGTGGATGTTGTGAATGCCAATCTGAAAAAGATTGATGAACAGATGAAAACAAGGGAAAATGCAACAGATGCATTACAGGAGCCGGAGTTTACAGTAGCAGCAAAAAGAGAAAACATAGCATCCAAGGAGAAAATGCCGAAGATTCTTGGAAAGATTGCAAAGTTTTTTGCAGATTTAAAGACGGTTGCATTTTCGGGGAAATACAATGACCTGGATGGAAAACCGGCAATAGTGAACAACAATACCACCACAGAACCAGGGAGTGCACTAGACGCGCGGCAGGCGAATCCGAACATAGAGGGGACGATGGCTGCAAGTATTGCGCAAATAAACAGCAATTTAAATAGTAAATTTCAAATCATTAATCCGGATGGCATTACTAAAAATTTCTACTATGAAAAAAGTATTGGTAATGCAGGTGGATGGTTTAGATTTTTTAAAATTACTTATTTTTCGGAAACAGGGGCACAAGGAGCATCTTATAACCATTTTAATGTCACAATTAGTCAAGTTTTTAATAATGGATTAGGCGGCAATTGCAACTTTGATATTATTGAAGAATATGCAGACAATCCCTATATAATTCAAAGGTACAATACTCTTAGACAAATTAAAAAGTTTAGAATAGTACGCAGCGGAAATATTATTTACTTCGATTTTTATGCTAATGGCATTGATAATACTACAATAGTGCTTATAAATATTCCATTCTACAAAAATGCATCAAATATATCTGAGGCATCTATTGTAAAATATCTTATTGTTCCAGATGTTTCTGACGGAGAAAAAATAATTAAAAATACTAATCTAACAACAAATAATTAACTTTACACTTTGCTGTAATTTTTAATACCTATGACAATAACATCCATCGAATCTCTCGTATTACTGATAGTAAACTTCCCGGAATAGGCCTCCAGTGTATCTTCTTTCGAATAAGCAATAGTCACTCCTATTTGCTCGTTTCCATTAACGAACGAGACTCTGCTTCTAATACTGTCTGACTGATAGCCAACGGTTGTCGCTATTAAAAAATGGCTTGCTAAATGCCCAACGAAAAAAATAATGCAATTCAAGCATGGAATAGTAATGCTTCCGTTTTTTGCAAGATTGTATTTTTTTAAAACCATTGGAGAGTTCTCAAAAGTTAAATTGCTGTTTGTTCTACGCAACTTTAAGATACGCCGCTTTTACTGATTCTT